TGCAGTAGCCACTGCCGAGCAGATCAACAAAACCGAAACATATCGTGACACTGACAGCTTCGCTGACATTGTTCGTGGTATGCATCTATATGGTAGAAAGATTCTTCGTCCTGAAGCAATCGTTACTGCCAAATAAAACGCAGCGTAAGGGAGGATTGAATTATGGCATTAGGTGATAACACACTCCAAGCGGCACGAGGTAATCAAAACCCGGGTCGTAATCCGTACATGGTTCAAACTACCTTAAATTGGGCTACAGCTTTGTCTGACAAAGGTTCTGCACTTGCAGCATCCGATGTTGTTCCTGTAATTGCTGTACCTAAAGGTACTATGGTCATGAATGCAGGTATTGAAGTTACTACTGCTACCGATGGTTCTACTTTTACAGTAGACTTGGGTATGGTAGATGCTGATGTATTTGTTGATGGTTTTGATGCAACATCTGCAGCAGCAGTAGTAGCACAAAATCCAGCAGCATACCAGCCTGTAATGGCTGTTGCTAATGACAACATTGATGTAACAATTGCTTCACTTTCAGGTGGTGCTGTTACTTCAGGTAAGTTTCGTGTATGGGCTATCCTAATGGATTGCACAGACATGGGCAACGAAGGTACTGCGGATGAAGTAGATCGTGATCTGCTTGCATAAGTAACTAACTTTAGGGGCTGCTTTCGAGTGGCCCCTTTAGGCTACCTAACAAGAGGATTTATCATGGGTATTACAACAGCAATGTGTACAAGTTTTAAAGGTGAACTGCTTGGCGGTATCCATGATCTGGATACTCACACAATAAAACTTGCACTTATTAAAGCTTCACCTTCTGGTACATACAATGCAGCTACAACTAACTATTCAGATGTTACAGGTAACTCTGATGAATCGTCTGGTACTAACTATTCAGCAGGTGGTCAGAATTTAGATAGTGCAGCTATTACTACTTCAGGAACTACTGCTATGGTAGACTTTGCTGACGAAGTATTTTCTAATGTAACAACTTCTGCAGATGGGTGTATTATTTATAACTCATCAGCATCTAATAAAGCTATTGCTGTCATTGACTTTGGAGGAACAGTCAGTGCTACAGCAGGTGATTTGACAATTGAATTTCCAGCAGTAGGAACTAGTACTGCAGTTATCCGCATAGCCTAATGGCTGTTGTAGCAGCTTCAGCACGATTTGCTACAGGTAGATATGGTGTATCTGCTTACGGTGTTGAAGACATATCCAGAACACTTACTGGTGTATCTGCTACAGGTAGTGTAAATACAGTAGAAGAAAAACCTACTGAGGTTCTTAATAGTGTATCTTCTACTGGTGCTGTAAATACAGTTACAGTAAATATTCAAGAAGATATTACTGGTGTAAGTGCTACAGGTTCTATTGGCACATTAGGTATTAGTAACACTGTAACCCTTACAGGTACAGCAGGAACAACAGCAATAGAATCTGTATCTGCTGGTGGTTTTGAAATTGACATTACAGAACGTATTAGTACAAGCGTAGTTGCAACAGGTGCTATTGGTACTGTAGAACCACAAGTAGATGAAAACTTAAATAGCGTAAGTTCTACAGGCTCTATTGGAACTCTTGTACTACACGCAGATTCACAACTAACATTAACAGGTGTTACAGCTACAGCTTCAGTAAATGAAGTAGAAGATCAAACAACTGAAAAGCTTGGTAGTGTATCAGCAATAGGTGCTGTACAAGCACTAGCACAAGTTAAAGTAAGTGAAGCTCTAGCTTCTGCACCAGCTACAGGTACAATAGGTACAGTAGGTACAACTGCAGTAGTATTTGACTTCCAAGCTGTAAGAGAGCAGTATAGCCGTAGACGTACAGTATATATAGCAGAGGCAGCATAATGTCTACTTCAGCATCCAGAACTGTACGTATACCTGATGAGAATAGATTGGTATTTGTTTCTGCCTTTGACACAAATAGGACAGTAAGAATACCACAAGAAAATAGAATAGTTTTTGTAGAACGACAAGCAACATCTGCAGAACGAACTGTATACGCAACTGAGGATTAAACATGAGTTTTCGTTGGCCTAATAAAGACCCTGATGAACAACTAGATTACAGTGTAGATTGGTCACGTTTTCTTGGTACTGCTACTATTAGTAGTGTTACATGGTCTGTGAAGAGTACTGCTTATAGTACTAAGACTACACTAGGTGCAGGACAAACACTTACTGTTGCTTCAAGTTCTGCAACTACCGATGATATACAAAACGTATCACAGACTAATACTACTAATGTAGCTACTATTAATATTGGTGGTGGTACAAATAACATTGAATATACTTTTTTCTGTAACATGATTGATAGCACAGGAAGTCAAGCAGAACGCAGTATTAAGTTACGGGTAAAGGAACGTTAAATGGCTTATGATTATCTTGGTCTAGTAAATGACGTAAACCGTAGACTTAATGAAGTAGAGCTTACATCAAGTAACTTTGCTGCTGCTACTGGTGAGTACAGCATGATTAAAGATGCAGTAAATTCTGCTATTCGTTATATCAACCAACACGAATACGAGTGGCCTTTTAATCATGTAGAAACAGAAGAGACACTGACTGCAGGTACAATACGTTATGCTTACCCTGCAGATGCTAAAACACTTGATATGGATAGTTTTCGTATTAAACGTAATACTACTTTTAACAACTCAACTAAAAGACTTCGTTTAATTTCTTACGAAGAGTATTTAGATAAATATGTAGACTATGAGTATGATACAAGTACAAGTATTAGGACTTTACCTGAGTATGTATTTAGAACTCCTAACCAAGAGTTTGGACTTGTAGCTCCCCCAGATAATGCTTACGAATTAGTTTATGAATATTATAGATTACCTGTAGATCTTATTAATGCTACAGATGTACCATCAGTGCCTGAGCAGTTTAGATACATGATTACTAATGGTGCAATGCACTTTGCTTATATGTTTAGAGGTGAAGGTCAAGAAGCTGCAATGATTCAACAACGCTTTGATGATGAGATTAAACAACTACGTAGCCTTTACATTAACCGTTACGACTACCTGAGATCAACTGTAATAAACCAGACAAACTCTTCTTTTAATACTATTAGGGTTTCTTAATACATGCCATCAACTCGTCAAACATACCCTATAGAATTTAAGGGTGGACTTGTTACTAATGTAAGTCCGTTGCAACAAGGTATTAATGCACCTGGTTCTGCAAGAGTCCTTAGAAACTTTGAGCCATCTATTGAGGGTGGTTACAGGCGTATCTTAGGTTACACTAAATACAATAGTAGTATTATCCCACCATACGGTGCTCCTGTTGTACACGGTGCTAGTCAGTCTGGTACTACACTTATTATAGGCAACATACACCAAACACCAGAAGCAGGTGATACACTTACAGTAGCTGGGGTTACAGGTACATACACTATTGCATCTGGTGGTGTATCATACGATACTACAAATAACAGAGCTACACTAACACTTACAGGTGCTTTAGCTAGTTCTCCCGCTAATGCTGCAGCAGTTACATTTGCTACAACTACCAGTAAATATCTTGCACTTGGTTGTGGTGTATTTTTAGATAGAGTTATTGTTGCAAGAAATGATGATCTTTTTAAAGTATCCTCTAGTACAGTAACACATATTAATGTACCTAACTATGGTACTGTACTTGTAAATGGTGCATCACAAACTGGATCAAGTCTTATTGTTGATGGTTTAACTGCAGCCCCACAAGCAGGTGACGTATTTAAAGTAGCAGGTATAGATAAAGTATATACTGTAACTGCGGATGCAACTGTAAGCTCTGGTGGATCTACTGTAGCTATAAATCCTGCATTAGCTAGTTCACCTGCAGATGATGCAGCAATAACTTTTTTAAGTGTGTCAAGAGAAAGTGCTGGTAAAACAAGATTTTCTAGGTATAACTATACAGGCACAGAAAAAATTGCGATAGTAGATGGTGCTAACGCTCCAGCCCTATATGACAACAACACTTTTACTGTCCTTGATTCTGGACCTACAGATATAGTTAGTGCTGGTTTTGTAGTAAATTTTAAAAATCAACTATTCTTTGGTAAGAGTAACTTATTAACTTTTACTGCACCCTACACAGATAATGACTTTACAGCCGCTGCAGGTTCTGGTACAATCTCTTTAGGAGCCGTGATTACAGGACTGATTGTTTTTAGACAACAATTAATTATCTTTACTGAGTCTTCTATATTTCAATTAGTTGGTAATACCATATCAGACTTTCAGTTACAACCAGTTACTACAGACATTGGTTGCGTAGACACAGACACTATCCAAGAAGTAGGTGGTGATGTAATGTTCTTAGGGCCAGATGGTCTTAGATTATTAAGTGCTACAGATCGTATTGGTGATTTTGGTTTAGATGTACCATCAGATACTATTATAAAAGATTTTAAAAATTTTACTCTAAACTCTGATTCTTTTTGTTCCCTAGTCTTAAAAACTAAAGCTCAATACAGGATATTT